GGGTGTAGCTAACTCAAAAGCCAAACCAAAGCAGGCAGCAAAGCTCACATTAAAACAGGAAGGTTTTGTTCGATCATACATAGAGAACGGAGGCAACGCGACACAGGCTTACCGGGACAACTATGCCATCAAGACAATGACGGAGAAGAGCATAAACGAGGAAAGCTCGGTGCTGCTTAAAAACCCCAAGATTGCCTCAAGGCTGCAAGAGTACCATGAGCGAACACAAGAGCGTCATCTCATAAGCGTGGATACGCTTACTACTGACATGATTGAGAACAGGGAACTGGCGTTGTCAACGGCGCAAGCTGGTGCAGCGCAGAACGCTACCATGGGACTAGCCAAGCTGCACGGGTTGCTGGTGGAGAAGCAAACGCATGAGGTGAGCATTGCGGTTGGATTCGCTGAGAGGTTAGCAGCGCGGAGGATAGCCGATGCGTGAGGCAGCTGTCATGGCAGAGGATCGTATGGAAGCGCTGGCGGATGCGTTGCATCGATGCCGGCATGATCCCCTGCTCTTTGTGCAAACGTGTTTTGAGTGGAACACGGGAGAGCTATTAGGCCATCACGGCCCGGAGGATTGGCAAACAGACATTCTGCAGGCGCTTGGCAAGGGCGTGTTAGACACCAATCAGGCGATTCGCATAGCAGTGGCAAGTGGTCATGGCATTGGCAAAAGTGCCTTGGTTAGCTGGATTATATTGTGGGCTATGGCAACAAGCCCGGATACAATGGGCGTTATTACGGCCAACACAGATAACCAGCTGAAGACAAAGACCCAGCCACAGGTGGCTAAGTTCTATCGGATGCTCACCCCAGACATCAAGGCAATGTTCAGGCTGACGGCAACAGCCTTGTTCTCGTCTGACCCTGCACATGATCGAACATGGCGAGTCGATTTCGTGCCTTGGTCTGAAAACAACACAGAGGCTTTCGCCGGGTTGCACAACCAAGGACGGCGCATATTGCTGGTGTTCGATGAGGCGTCAGCCATCCCTGCTGTTATCTGGGAGGTCGCTGAAGGTGCGCTGACCGATACGAATACAGAGATCATATGGTGCGCCTTTGGCAACCCAACGCAGAACACTGGCCGTTTCCGCGAGTGCTTTGGCCGGTACAAGCATCGATGGATGAACCGGCAGATTGACAGCCGTGAAGTAAGCCTAACAAACAAAAAACAAATCACTGAATGGGAGACAGACTACGGGGAAGATAGCGACTTTTTCCGCGTCAGGGTCAGAGGCATATTTCCAAGGGCAGGCAATATGCAGTTTATCCCAGCTGACATGGTTGAGGCTGCAATGGTCAGAGAGGCTCCCGGCTTTGATAAGGCAGCAGCGATTGTTTTGGGTGTTGATGCAGCCCGGTTTGGTGATGATCAATCGGTGATCTTTACGAGAGTTGGCCGGGACGGCAGCGGCTTTGAGCCAATGAAGTTCCGGGGGTTAGACACAGTTCAGTTAGCCAACAAGGTTGCCGCATGGTCAAGAGAGCGCCGCGCAGATGCTATTTGCGTGGATGGTGGCGGTGTTGGTGGCGGTGTCGTTGATCAACTGCGCCGGCTTAACTGTGGAGGCGCTCACATTTACGACATCAACTTTGGTTCAAAGTCAAACAGCACTGACGGCGATGCCAAGGGAGAGCGGTACGCCAACAAAGCAGCGGAAATGTGGGGTTCAATGAGGGCATGGATCAAGGCTGGTGGCACACTACCAGATGACCCAGAGCTTTTTGATGAACTCACTGGACGGGAATATGGATACGTTCGCGATCTTGAAATCATATTGGAAAAGAAAGTGGACATGAAGAAACGTGGACTATCCAGCCCGGACATTGCCGACAGTTTAGCGCTGACATTTGCAGTGCCAATAGCGCCTCGCGATCAAGGCGAACAATCGTTGCCTAACATTGTTACAGACCATTCGGAGTATTAATCATGTGTATGTTTTCAGCGCCAAGTATGCCTTCCCCACCAGCTATGCCAGCAGCCCCAGACACTAACGTGGTAGACGGCGCAGGAGTAGCCGCTGGGTATGCAAACACATTAACAGAAAAGCAGAAAAGGTTTCGTGCAGGCCAGATGGATGCAAGCGAGAGTTTATTGACCTAATGGCTAAGAGCAAAACTATACGCAAGACAACGACAGGCAAAGGAGCCAACTACAGGGCAACCAAAAAAGGTGCAGGCATGACAAAGAAAGGGGTAAGGGCGTATCGCAAAGCCAACCCCGGTAGCAAGTTGAAGACAGCTGTAACAGGCAAAGTCAAGAAAGGAAGCAAAGCTGCCAAACGCCGCAAAAGCTATTGCGCGAGGTCAGCAGGACAACTGAAGAAGTCATCTGCAAAAACAAGGAACAACCCAAACAGCCGCATACGTCAAGCGCGGCGAAGATGGAAGTGTTAGGAGATTTCTAGATGGCAAAGAAACCGGGATTGTGGGCAAACATCCATGCAAAACGCAGACGTATTGCAGCTGGATCAAAGGAGCGAATGAGAAAGCCTAACAGTAAAGGAGCGCCAACAGCAAAGGCGCTTCGTAATTCTAAATCTAAACGTAAAACTAAATAGGAGAATAGCTATGCCTTACGGAGCAGGAACATACGGATCAAAAGTCGGACGCCCACCAAAGAAAGGCGGCAAAAAGAAACCAATGGGAATGAAGAAAACCATTAAGAAAAGAGGTAAGTAAAATGTGTGTAGGCCCTATGGCTCCACCTAAAATGCCTGCGCCACCACCGCCGCCTTTGCCGCCAAAGCCAGCGCCTAAAAAGACTGACGCTGGTGTACAGGCCGCGAGAACTGATGAGAAGCAGCGCATCAGGGCTATGGCAGGACGATCGTCAACCATTGCAACAGGCGCACAAGGTCTGACGGACAATGCCAACACCACAGGTAAGAAGTTGTTAGGACAATAAAATGAGAGACCCAAGAGAGCCGTTCCAACGGCGTTTGCAAAGGCTAAAGATGGAGCGCGAAAGCTATATACAGCATTGGCGTGAAATCAATGAATATGTTTTGCCGCGCCGTGGGCGGTTTCTTGGACAAGCAAAGAACAGGACGAACGCAGGATACAAGCAGAACGAAAAGATCATTGACGGGGAAGCTACCCGCGCACTGAACACATTAGTGTCCGGGATGATGTCAGGTGTTACATCCCCTGCTCGTAAATGGTTTCGGTTGGCTACACCAGACCGCGATTTGATGGAGTTTGGCTCTGTCAAGCAATGGTTAGCAACAGTTGAAAACACTATGTATCAGGTGTTTAGCGAGAGCAACTTCTATCAGGTCATACCATACGTTTACGAAGAAATGGCAGTGTATGGAACTGGGGCCATGATGCAAATTGAGGACTTTAATAACGTAGTAAGGTTTCAGGCGTTTTCAGCTGGCGAGTATATGATTGCTCAAGGTCCAGATTATAACGTCAATGCGTTGTACCGCGAATGTATGATGACAGTTGAGCAAGTGGTCAAGATGTTTGGTTTAGACAATTGTTCACAGGCCATCAAAGATCGATGGGACAAAGGTGACTATGACACATGGGTTGAGACTGTCCATGCAATTGAACCCAATGATCTTACAGGCGGGGAGTATTATGGTGACAATGTCGTTAGTTTATTTGGAACTGATCGCGCAAATAGAAAGGCTTTCAGGGACATCACCTACGAAGCAGGAGGCACAGACAACAAACTACTCAGAGCAACTGGGCATGATTACTTCCCTGTATATGCGCCTCGTTGGCATTTGCAGATACCTGACTCCTACGGGCGTGGGCCGGGCATGGAAGTCCTTGGCGATGTCAAACAGTTACAAGACCAGCACAAAAAGAAAGGACAGGCCATAGCCAAGATGGTCAACCCACCAATGGTGGCTGATCCCAACATGAAGAACCAACGCATGACTACACTACCCGGTGATGTGACATATGCAGATACATCGACAACTGGTGGATTTAAACCGGCGTATCAAGTGCAGCCAAGGTTGAATGAGTTCTTGATGGATATGCAGGACGTAAGAGAGCGGATTAACCGGGCGTTTTATGCCGATCTATTTTTAATGATGGCAAACGATGCCAGAAACCAACCTCGAACGGCAACTGAGATAGACGAACGCCGGGAAGAGAAGCTGTTGGTGTTAGGGCCAGTGTTGCAGCGTATTAACCATGATTTCCTAGACCCATTGATTGATAATATGTTTGCAAGGGTCAACAGCGCTGGCATGGTTCCTGAACCACCCGAAGAATTAGACGGGGTTCCGCTTAAAGTTGATTACATATCGATGATGGCAAGAGCGCAACAATCACAAGGCATATTAGGCATACAAGACACTGCCCAGTTTGTTGGTTCACTGGCAGCTATCAACCCGGAGGTCGTTGACAAGTTTGACTTTGACCAAAGCGTTGATGAGTTTGGTGAACTGCGCGGTGTGCCACAAGGCATTATCAGAACAGACGATCAAGTTGCAGAGTCACGCAAAGCCAGAGCGCAACAACAGCAACAGCAGGCGGCAATGGAGCAAGGTATGCAAGCTGCACAAGGCGCAAAGATGCTCAGTGATACGACTACAACAGAGGATAATTTGCTCAGTGACATGATTGCCGGCATTGGTTCGCCATAGTGAAAGATAATTATAAGGAAGAAGTTTGCCCGTGGTGCGGTGAAGCAACGCGATTTGTATACGTTCGATCACATTTGGAATGTCCAAGGTGCAAAAGGCCGGTAGCAGATTGTTGTGACGGGGAGCAAGCCAATGAGGAGGCATAAGTAATGCCATACAATGCAAGCAAAAATAAATGGGAAAACACCACATCAAAGTTGAACAAAGAAAAGACGTGGCTTTTTAAGAACAGTGATCAATTATCTGATAAAGAATTACTAAAAGACGCATACGCAGAATTAAGAAAAGTAACAAACAAACATGAGCGAAATTGATACATCAAGCGCAAAAGAAGTACGTCAGCGAACGCGAGAAGTACGAAACGCTGAAGAACAGTTTGCGAAAGACCTAGATGTTGTGTTAAACTCAACACAAGGACGCAGGGTTTTGTGGCATTTAGCGCAAGGTGATGCGTTAGAAGGCAGTGGAGCGTTGAACGAGGCGTTTGTAGCAGGAATGAATGACTTAACAGCATATAGGCTTGGCAGGCAATCCTTCTCTAGAATGATACTGGGGGAGCTTTTAAAGCCATCGCGCCTTCATTTTTATCAGCAGATTGTTGAGGAAAACGCAACTATGGCATTAATTAAAGGGGAAAGTAATGGCTGAAGAAGCATTAGCAGCGACAGAAGCAGTAGAGACAACAGAGACATCCGGGGAAGCGTTTGCTTCTTCCGATGAGGCGAGTGCGGAAGCACAAGCCGATAAAGTCGAGAACAATGCGTTTTCGGCTGACGATGACGCCACGGCGTCCGATGCAGAAAGCGAAGCTGGCTCCGAACAGGAGGGTAAGCAGGATGCGCCGGAAAGTTATGAGGTGTCTTTGCCTGAAGGCTGGGAATTTGGTGACGAAGATGTGGCAATTCTTAAAGAGCAAGGTGTGAGCAATGAGCAAGCACAAGCCCTAGCGGATCGTTACATAGCCAAGGTTGAGCAAATGCAGCAAGACCAAGCAGCAAAATGGCAGGAACAAGCGTCTATATGGACTCAAGCGTCTAAGGCTGCTGGCCTTTTGACGGGCGAGGCAATGGGGCAGGCAAAAGTTGGATTAGCGGCAGTCGATCATGATGGTTCGTTAGGCCAAACTCTGCATCATTTAGGTCTGGATCACCATCCGGGCGTCATAGAGGCGTTTCGATCTCACGGCGCGGCGGTATCCCCGCCCTCCGACATTCCAAGCGCCGCTTCTGATGGCCCCTCAAGACTTGAGTCGGCAGCAGAGCGGATGTTTCCAACAATGACAAATAAGGAGTAAGCTAAATGGCTACGCTTTCAGTTACAAATCCGACTCTTGCGGATTTAGCCAAAGCAACAGACCCTAACGGGGCTATTGCTGATGTCGTTGAGATTCTCAACGAAACCAATGAAGTACTAGACGATATGTCATGGGTGGAAGGCAATCTTCCTACTGGTCACCGAACAACTATGCGTTCGGGTATCCCAGCACCTACATGGCGTAAGTTGTATGGTGGTGTCCAGCCTAACAAAGGCGAGACAGTTCAAGTCACCGATAACTGCGGTATGCTTGAGGCATATGCAGAAATCGATAAGGCTCTGGCTGATCTAAACGGCAACACAGCTGCTTATCGTCTCTTGGAAGACCGCGCTCACATTGAGGGCATGAACCAAGAATGTGTTGATACATTGTTTTATGGCGATGACAGCACAGCACCTGAAGAATTTGAAGGCTTTTCTTCTAGGTTTAACAGCACGTCAGCTGCAAACGGCGAAAACATTATTGTTGGCGGCGGCAGCGGTACTGACAACGCATCAATCTGGTTGATTGTGTGGGGTCCAAACACCTGTCACGGCATTGTTCCAAAAGGTTCTAAAGCCGGTCTTCAAGTGACTGACAAGGGCCAAGTGACTGTTGAAGATGCTTCTGACGGCTCTAATTCAGGCCGTATGGAAGCGTACAGGACACACTATCGCTGGGATGTGGGCTTAACAGTTCGCGATTGGCGTTACATTGTCCGTGTGCCAAACATTGACAAGTCGGCATTAACCAAAGATGCAGCATCTGGTGCTGACATTCCTGACTTGATGTTCCAAGCAATGACACAAATCCCGAACCTCAACATGGGCCGGGCTGCGTTTTACATGAGCCGGAACACCATGTCGTTTATGCGCCGACAAGTGTCATCAGCAACCTCCGACTCAACTCTTACAATTGAGAATGTTGGCGGAAAAATGGTCACTAGTTTCCAAGGTATTCCAGTGCGCCGCGTAGACGCTCTGGCTGCTGACGAAGCTGTTGTATCTTAAGCCCCTAGAAGCAAAGGAACTTATCTAATGATTATCGATAGCAGACTTGAATTTGCTGATGCGGCTGATCTCAGTCAGTCAGCAGGAACGTATCTTTCAACAAATGTTGTGGATACATCTGTAGCCCGTGACATGGGTAACGGACAACCTTTATATCTGATTATTCAGATTGATCAGGCGGTTACGTCTGATGGCTCTGCAACAGTGCAGTTTAGGCTTCGGTCTGACAACGCTGCGGCTATCCATGCGACTACCTCTACTGGTCACATTGACACAGGTGCAATTGGCAAAGCTGATCTTGTCGCTGGTTATACGCTTGTTTTACCTTTACCGCCTGAAGGCTCTAACGCTTATGAGCGGTTTATCGGTGTGCAAGCTATTGTAGCTGCGGCAACGACTACTGCCGGCACTTACTCAGCATTTCTAACCATCGATCCTACTGGATGGAAAGCAGTGCCTGACGCTACTAACTAAGACTGAACAGTGGCGCGGGGTTATGTGGCTCCGCGTCACTATTCTTTTTATCAAATAAGGGGAAAAACAAATGTTGGTAAATTTTAAGCGGAATTTTTTTGATGGTGAAAGTCGCTGGCGGTCAGTCAACAACCCACACGATATGCCTGACGAAATGAAATCTGTATTGCCAAGCGATGCAGAAATACTAAGCGAAAGTAAACCCGGACGAACAAAGAAATCTGCTAAATAATGAGTAAGGTGCGCTATGGCAAGTGAAGTATCTATCTGCAATCAAGCATTGGCTCACATAGGAGCAGAAGCTGAAATTGAAAGCCTCACAGAAAGCAGTGAGGAAGCAAAATACTGCAACATATATTATGCCCATGCCCGTGATCATTTGCTGCGAACCCACGCTTGGAACTTTGCAACTAAATATGTGACGTTAGCAGCTATTGGGACGGCTCCATCTGGATGGTCTTTCCAATATCAGTACCCAAGCGATTGTTTAAACGCCCTAGAGATTGTTAATCTTGCTGGGGAAGACATACTTGAGTTTGAAGTTATCAGCGACAGTGCAAGCGGTAAATTTATAGTTACAGACGTAGAAAACGCACAATTAAGATTTACTTCATCAATAACTGACCCCAACGTGTTTGATTTGGGGTTTGTTGAGTTATTGACATGGGCAGTAGCTTACAGGGTCGCGGAGCCGTTGACAGGCAGCACCAGCAAAAAAGGCGAAGCTCTTACTATTTACCAGAACACTTTGAAATCTACCACAGCTGCTGACAGTGGCGAGGGAAGAAATGACCCGGCATTGGATGCCACATGGATTGAAGCGAGGCTCTAATGACAAAAGGTATCCAGCCATCTTTTGTGGGTGGAGAACTCGCACCAAGTCTTCATGCGCGGGTTGATCTTTCAAAGTACACAACTGGACTTGCAACAGCTTTCAATGTGTTTATTCGCGCTCACGGCGGCGCAAGTAACAGGGCCGGAACACAATTCATTGCAGAAGTAAAAGACAGCAGCAAAGCAGTACGCTTGGTAGCTTTTGAGTTCAACACAGAGCAAACGTATGCGCTGGAGATGGGCGATGAGTACATGCGTATTCACAAAGATGCGGGACAAGTTTTAGAAGCAGCTAAGACAATATCAGGAGCCACACAAGCAAACCCATGCGTTGTTACTGCGTCATCTCATGGTTATTCAGACGGAGATGAGGTTTACA